AATAGTCAACGGGTATTGTCTCGCAAGTTTCGCTGCTTCAGCGATGATACGGTCACGACGCAAACGCAAAATGTTACTGAATGAGTCACGCATAGACCCAGGTGGAACCTCATCCGAACGGCGAGTATCACCTTGGGATTCGATAAAGTTGCGTTTGATTTCACGGGTGGACAACATACGGGACATCACACCCATCTCCAAAATATCTTCCATCGTCACAGGAATGTTGGCTACAGATTGCAAACTATCTGACACGCTTGACACACGGCTGAATGGGGCTTTGTATCGCACACGCAAAGTTCCGGACATCACCATTTCGTCAAACACGATGGCATACCCTGATGTGAAATCTGAGGTAGGTAGGTCGCGTTGTAGTCGGGAGCGACGGATAACAGGATAATCTGTGTTCAAATATCGCAAACGAACATCTAGCAGGTCAATGACTGATGTTGCACCAGTTAAGTTAACTTGGCGGTCAGCACCGTTATAGCTGACATCTGCCGAGATAACACGGAACAGACCGTTCAACGGGCTGGACATATCATCAATGTCTTGGTTCAACGCTTCCAACATTTGTGCTTTAGGGAACCGTGGGTTTAACACCACTATTGCCCCTGTTGCGTGTGATGCTGCTGTAGTGCCACCGTAGCCACGTTCAACGATCAACGTTTTGTTACCGCTTGTTGCTTCCCAAACATAAATAAGTTCTGAGTCAACCTCAAAAACTGTGCCAGCGCGAAGCCCTGCCAACTCATAGGACATGACAAAAGACGTGTCATCAGAGTCAACGGATAACGCTAACTTGTTTCGTTCCTCGATGGTTCCCGAAAGAAGTTGGCGTGACACCCGATCAAGGAGCGCACCAGCGGTAGACATTTACTTCTTTTTCTTAGCCTTCTTCATAGGCTTGCCCATTTTCTTAGCCATCTTCTTGGCATCAGCTTTGCCCTTAGCGGTGTAAGGGAACTCCATCTTTCCGACTTTTGGCATAACACAACCTTTCGTTAGTTAGAAAGACAGATTACCACGCCTCAACAATCCCACTTCCGTAAAGCCAAAGCCTTACGAGTAGGGCGACCCTTGCTGTCTTTCAACGGACCTGGTGACCCGCCCATCCTTGCACAAAACGATTTACGTCGAGCCGCTGCTTTCGGTGACTTCTTAGCCTGTGATGCAGATACAGGTGGTTTCAGGTTCATGCCTTGCTTCTTGGCTGATGCACTACCTTTAGCGTTCAAACCACCAGCAGGGTTCTTGCCTTCCTTGCGTTGCCATGCAGGGGTCTTAGCCATTACTTCTTCTTTGCTGCCTTCATGTTGTCAATCAGGTTTGGGTATGGGCGACCAGCTTTCTTCGCTGATGCTTTAGCCGAAGCCTTCTTCTTGGGGGACAACTTCTTGGATTTCTTCTTAGGGTTTGGTCGATCCCAAACAGGCTTGCTCAGATTGTTCACACCAAAACTCCTGAATCCTTTAACACGTCACGTACATTCAACACTACACGGTGCTTGACACCTGGGGCTAGGTCAACACGGTGGCGACCAATGTCTGCCTGCACCCTACGCTTCACCTCTATTTCACAGGTTGGTTCCAACGGAATCCATTTCCCTGACACCCGTCCACCAGTCGGTTTAACGGCCTGTAACAGTTGGTTCGCTGCGGTATCCCAATTAAACGCTGACACCTCACCAGCATGAACCTCAGCTTGCTCACGATACCTGTCACGGTTCTTATACATATCTTGGATCGCATCCAATATCGCATCAAATTCAGGTTCATCCCAATCACCCATGTTCTGCCATGTTCCCTCGTTTGTTGCTACAGAGTGGGTGGGGATACGGTGGGTTGCAAGGTCAGAGAACTCTCGATGCCCGTGAGCGTCAGACAAAATAACTGGTACACCAGCAGAGATCGCTTGTAATGGCATCAGTCCGAAACCTTCACCACGGGACACCGAAATGAAACAGTCAGCAGAGCGAACCAGATCGGCTTCGGCTTCAACGGTCATCCATTTGTTATGCACCACCACATTCGGGTATGTCAGGTTGTCCGGTGCTGACAGGTATGGGGGAACGATTTTGATGTGTAGTTCAGCGTCGGGGAGTTTGAGTTGTAGGAACGCTTTGAGTACTACGTCTAAGCCTTTGCGATACCACTCTGATCCACCGCACAAGATTTTGAACTTCTCGTTGTTAGGTCGTTCTTTTGGATGCCATACTTCGCGGTCTACCCCTAAAGGTATTACACGCACGTTGTCATGGAACTGTGAGAACAACTCCCAATTATGTAGTGATGGGACTATCACGGTGTCAAATAGGTGCAGGTATTCGGAGAACTCTGGTGGCAACCAGTTTGTTTCCCACATGGTGAGCAGCGCAGGGTTTTGTCCTGTAGTCCAACCTTTAATCAGGTTGGGTCTGAGGGCGAACACGACCCGTTCAGCGTCGTCACATAGTTCTACTTTGGTTGATAAAGCGTCCCGTAAACCTGCAACCATTTTGCCGTACCCGACATGAGGTAGGTTCACTCCGACAAGGTTTAGGTAGTTGGGAGTATTCCCGTTTCGACTTGCCATTTTTCTTCTGCTCGTTTCTCGACTTTGGCTGAACCGTCAATTTTGCGGGGCTGTACCCCGTTTTGACGTAAACGCTTGTATGCGTCTAGGTCTTTGTCTAGCACACGGTCTTTGTCGTTGATGGTTGCGACGCGAGCTTTACCTCCGCGTGATGGCATGGCATCTGCGCCGATACCGACGTAAGCGATTTTGCAACCGAAGCATCCCTCGACATCTAAACCTGGGTGGGTTTCTTGATGTTTAATCATTTAAGTTTCCTATTCTTCGACTATTGGTTCCTGCCAAGCACCAACAAATGTATCTGTTGCTGCATCATAGGTGTCACCGATGCCAGCGTATTTGCCACGAATGTTGCCGTTGTATGAGGTGCGAACACAAGGCTGTTTCCTGAAATTGCCATACCATTCTTCTGGTAGCAAACCTTCAATAAGTTCCGTTTCATCAATACCAACAATCACTTCGGTGACAATGTTGTTTTCGTCCAAAAATGCGTAGTGTGCCATTATGCCCAACTCACATTTCCTGTGCCAGCAGTAATCGTTGTTACCTTGAAACCGCCTGAAGGTGCAGCCGTTGTTCCTGTTAATCCTGCACCGATAGTGATGGTTGCGGTGTCGACATATTTCAGAATAACAACGCCAGACCCACCTGCTGCGCCAGCAGTTCCCGCTACGGGACTCGCAGTAATACCGCCACCTCCACCACCACCACCTGTATTTACTGTGCCTGCTGTACCTGCTGCACCCGTAGATGAAGCACCACCACCACCACCAGCGCCACCAGTACCAGCCGCACCTGTATAACCTCGTTTGTCAATACCTCCACCACCACCACCTGCACGAGTTACTGATGAACCAGTAACAGATGAAGCAACACCATCACCACCATTACCACCAACAGATGCAGTTGGTTTTGTACCCACAGCAGACGCACCTCCACCACCACCACCTGCACTATCTCTGCCAGAAGGGTTATATCCATCACCACCTGCAAAACCTTGATTTGCTGTACCAGCACCGCCTAGACCAAAACCTCCACCATCACTACCACCGCCACCGCCACCTGAACCACCAGCCAAACCATTGACAACGCCACCATAACTGTCTTTAGCACCACCACCACCACCAGTTGAAGTGATTGTAGAAAACAAAGAGTTACTACCATTTGACCCAGATGAACCAGAAGCAGCCCCAGACCCACCAGCACCAACGGTAACCGTGTAGTTGGTTCCCGTAGAAACAGAAAGTGCAAATTCAGCAGACGCTCCACCGCCAGACGATTCACCAGTAACAGACGACCGATAGCCACCTGCGCCACCACCAGCACCACGACCACCACCACCTCCGCCACCACCAGCGATGACCAGCGATTGAACATCGAACGAAGAAGAACTTGGGGAAACGAAACCGTTACCGAACCATTGACCAACAATGGTAGAAGGTTTCTGTCGTCTTAAAAATCTGTCAACCATCAATATCAAACAATGTTATTTACATACCCATGAATGTTAATAGAAGTAGCATCCGCAGCAGCCGCACGAACAATCAACGCTGTCGCATTACCCTTCAAAATAAGACCTGGGGCAACCAACACAAGACCAGATTCCGCTGCAATAGTAACCTCAATCAAATCGTTAGGGTCTGTTACACCACCCCAACCAATCGTAAGTTTCTTTGACGCGGCACTTGTGTTCATCGCATACAACCAAATTTCGGCAAACGATGTTGTTGCTGTTGGTCCTGTATGGATTGTTGTTCCTGTGGCGATAGCGGTTTGAGCGACCAGAATTGGTCGTCCGTCTGTTGAACCGCTAAGAATGTTTTTGCTGAATGTTGCCACAGGTTATTCCGTAATCAGCGCAAGTTCATTTTGGTGAACGTTGATTGCTGCTTCCAATGTGGTGAGTGCGTTCTCTGCTGAGGTTACGCCTGCTTCGTCACCTAACTGTGTGCAGGTCTGCTTGTTCAGTTCATGTTGCCATGCTTCGGCAGCGAACTGTGAAATCCTTTGGTTGAGGATGTTCTGTTTCTGCTCTGAGGTGAGTAGTGATGTGTAGTCGATTGCCATTGTTTTCTCCTTATGAGAATATGTTTGCTGCCAATATGTTTTGGTCGCCTTCATAGAATGAAGAACTTCCGTCTGCGGCTACATACGCTAGCAGGGTGCTAGCACTGTTTTGCCATTCTGTTAGATACCCAGTTTGGGATGCTGCGCCTTTGATTAGGAGCGCGTCATCTGCTGCTGTTGTATTAACAATTTGTACCATCGCACCCGTGGTTAAGGTTGCTCCGACACCCAAACGACCTGCCATATAGTTCGCCGCTGTACCATTGGCAAAAAAGTTCCAGCGACCAGTTGCGGCAGCAATATCGCTAAGGAAACCGTAGTTGTTGGTTGCGCCAGTCATGTTTGATGTGACACGGAAACCAGTTTGTGTACTAATTGTTGAACCAGCGCCAGGTGTAGTGACACCCACAGCATCAAACAGTGTCAAGGCTGTAACCGTAAATGCTGCGGCTGCGGTTGAGGCAACAGCACGATAATAAATAGCATCAAGAGTAACGTCCGATTGGACTATTCCGCTTGCTAATACGCCGATGCTGGTAGTTGAACCAGTGTGTGTTTTGGAGATTACTAAACCTCGTCCTGCGACTGGAACGCCACCGATACCAACCGCACCAGCGGAGTCAATACGCATACGCTCGGTGTTGTTTGTGTTGAACGCAACTACACCAGCGTCTTGTGCAACTAGGTAAACACCACCAGTTCCACGATGATAAATAGCACTATTTCCATTTGCTCCAGAAGCCCTGAGGATACGCAAACCATAATCTGTATATGTTGTATCACCTATCAAATCAACATAAACGTCACCATCTACAGTTTTGTTTACTCCAATTTCAAGGTTTCCCTGAATGTTTGTATTTCCGTTTGCGTTAACAGAAAAAACATTTAATACTCCAGCGGAATTTTTTAGTTGGAAATAATCTCCGCTTTGTCCTGCTGCACCTTTGGCAACCAAAATTGCATCTGCTGCTGTGGTGTTTGTGATTTGCGCCATAGCACCGCTTGTATTTAATGCTCCAACACCAAGTCGACCAGCCAAATAGTTGTCTGCGGTACCATTCATATATAAATTGAAACGACCTGTTCCAGAAGGAATTGCGCCATGGAAGCCCCAGTTATTGGTTCCACCTGTCATGGAACTTGTTGCTCTAAAACCTACTTGGTTGGTGATTGTTGAACCAGCACCAGCAGTTGAAACACCTGAAGCAGAAAAATGCAAAAGTGTTGCAAGAGTAAATGATGCAGCAGCAGTATTTACTCCAGAAACAAATGTTGCTGACTGTGATGTTACATCAGATTGAATCGCACCCTGAATAACCATTCCATAACTGGCAACTGCACCAGTAATATTTTTGCCAGCAAGAATTCCGTAACCAGCAGCAGTTAATGAACCGATACCGACCTGACCAGCGGAATCAATACGCATACGCTCCGTCAAAGTTCCAGCAGACGAAGCGGTTTGAAAAGTAATACGACCCGGAACAACACCAGTAGAAACAGTGCCATCAACGTTTACTATAATCTGTGCTGCAACAGGGTCAACAGTTGTGCCATCAGCACCAGCAAACATCAACTGAGCAATACCATCATTATTTGTAAGTGTGGTTACAGCACCAGCAACAGACCCTCTAGTTCTACCCAAAACAAAACGGTGAGCATTTGAATCGTTCCTGTTCAGAACAGAGGTGTAAGCCGTTAAACCAGTTGTATCACTTTGCTCATTAAAAATCTGTCCTGCTATGGAGGTCTGGAAACTGCCACCTACACTTCGCAACGCAGTTGTACCAAGCAACTGGTTTCCGTTCGCATCAATAACAAACGGTGTCGAGTCAGGGTTAGCCGAATCCTCAACCACCAACGCATTACCCGTACCAGTCTGCGTAATACGCAACAACGCTGCCGTAGTAGAACCAGAAATAATCTGGTTAGTAGTAAACGTGTTCGTCGAACCAACCAACGCATCACCCGAACCCGAACCCGAAGGACCAGTAGCACCCGTAGCCCCTGTCGCCCCCGTAGCACCAGTCGCCCCCGTAGCACCCTGAGGAATAGCAAAATTAAAAACCGCATCCGTCGTATTACCAACATTCGTAACAGAAACCGAACTACCAGGCAAACCAGTAGTAACCGTCCCAACATTTATCGTCGCAGCATCACCACGCGGACCCTCAGCACCAGTCGCACCAGTAGCACCAGTAGCCCCATTAGAACCAGCCGTACCAGCAGGACCAGTCAACCCGCGAGGAATAGCAAAATTGAAAACAGCCGCAGACGAAGAACCACTATTCGTAACAGCAACATCAGACCCAGGCAAACCAGTCGTAACCGAACCCAAAGAAATAGAAGCAGCCGCACCAGTCGGACCCGTCGCACCTGTAGCGCCAGTCGCACCAGACGCGCCTGTAGCCCCCGTAGCACCCGTAGAACCAGTAGCACCAATCGTGGTCCACCCTGTTGACTTATACACCTGGAACTCGCCCGTATCCTTCAAATACGTGACCATGCCCTCAACCAAAGTAAACGCACCAGCCGAACCAAAATAAGTATTACGAGCTGAATCCGAATCAAACGTACCAACAACCTGCGACGCAAGATAATCATTCATCTCAGAAACTTCAACAGTTTCCGCCGTGAACTTCTTAAACTGTGGCATTACACTCCCAAAACAGCATCAGACCCTAAGGTACTTGAATAAGACGAACCAACCTCAAACACACCAGACGACACACTATAACCAGCAGCAACCAGCGCATCAGCCTCAACATCAGACACATAATTACTGTGACCACCAAAAAACACTCGACTCACCGTAGACATATCACTCGGCTGAACCTCAACAAAAGAACCATCAAGCAACCGGTACACGTTCTTCCCACGCAACGTCGGAGCATAAAAACGCCACAAACGCCACTCAATCCCACGCTTCAACGCATCACCATAAACAACAGCATTTTCTGTTGGAGGAACAAACGTTGGCATGAAACAGATACTACCAAATACAAAAGTGGGGCAGCCGAGCGAGGGGACTCGACCACCCCACAAATGTGGAGGGTTAAACGAACCTAACTAATTAGGCTGCGTTTGCACCAATGCTGGATGACGACTCAATGCGACGCAACGAAGCTTCGCGGAAACGGCCATAGCCGCCGAGCCAATACCAACCGATTGGATTGAAACGCATCAACGAGTCAACCACTGGACCGCGAACGATCTTCGGTACAACACCATTTCCGTCAATCTGGCTGTAAGCCTTAGCCAACGCCTGACGACCCATGATGTGTGTGCAATACACGTCAATCGTTCCAGTTGTGCTGGTTCCGTTTGATGCGTTGGTGAACACCTTGGCGCGAGGGGTTTCAATGAATCGTACTGATTCAAAGGTTCCGATCTCACCGTTGTAGATGTTTGCTGTGTCAACCGCTACGTGAGGTGCGTTCCATGATGCGTTGCCGGTTTCACGACGCAAGTCGTATGACACGTCAGGATGGATGTAACCCATGTAGTAACCGTTGAAGGTTGCAACGTTTGCAGCACGTAGAGCAGCAGTCTGCTTACGGATGTCGTTGGCTTCAATGATGTCTTCTGCTGCAACCGTTACACGGCTTGAAGGATCAGATGATCCACCGCCACCGTATGCAACGTTGGTTCCACCAGCAAGAACTTCACGAACAACTTGATCCAATGAGTCACCAGCGTTGTAACCGATAAGGTTCGCTGCTGCTGCATCAACATCCAAGAACGAAGTTCCACGAAGTCGAGCAGTTGTGTTCACGGTGTTGCCGTACTCTGCAAGAGAAACAGTCACCTGACTGTCACCCATAGTTTCAGGGGTGAGATCAGTTGATTCTGCAAGGGTTGAAGTCGCTGCTGCAAGTTCGCTGAAGATCGTGAAGATCACCGAGGAACCAGGCATTGACTGGTTGGTTGCTTGAACGTCTGCCGCCTGATCGAACAACATTTCCGAACGCAAAGCGAAATACGCAATACGGTCGTATGCTGCCTGGTCAGTCGACAGGTTACTCGTAAGAGTGATTGCCATGATAATTTCCTTTAGGGGTAGCCCCAAAGAATGTGAATCCTAAGGGGAGTGATTAGTACTGTTCTGCTTCGGCTCGCGCCTGGGCCAGTAGTTGCATCACTTCGTCCGTGGATTTTGCATTAGCAATACGTTGAGCGTAATCAACAGGAGGTTCGCTCGTCTGTCCAGCTTTCGCTGCCTGAGCCACACGATTCCATGATTGCTGTTCAGCAACCACTTCCTTGTTCTGACTTGGTATGAGACTTGCTTCTTCTGCTGCTTGTCGAATCGCCTCCGGTGATAGATCACCGTCGTAGCCTTTAACGAAATACTTGTACTTCGGATCGTTGGGGTCTACGCCCGCTTTCACGAAGTTAAGTTCTCGTCGGGCTGCCTCTGCTTCCGCTGCCTGCTCACGTAAAGCCTTATTTTCGGCTTCAAGTTTCCGCAAGTGCGCTCGCACAGGGTCCTTCGATTGCTGCTGGTCTTGAACTGCATCATCCTCAAACTCGTAGTTTGCATCTGACATGACCCACTCCTTCTGCCCACATTCGGCTGGAGGTTCCCGAATGGCTGCAAGTCTCACCCCTTTTGCACATTGAAATCGGGGGCTTTCCAATGGTGTCCGTTACCGAACAGTCCTAGTATACACACACTTCACCTGACAGTGTCAAGTATGCTATTGCGCTTTACCTACCGAAGTAGAAATGGAGCCTGATGTTTCACCAGTTGTCCGAGCAAATGATCCGCCACCAGCGAACTCACCTGTACGCAAACGACGTTTACGCTCCAACTCTTGTTGCGCGGCGACATCAATCCCGAACGCCGCACCAGCCAACTGTTCACCCGATAGTGCTGTTTCACCCGCGAAAGTCTGTTTTAGTTCGCCTAACCCGCCGACTTCAGCGAAGCCTGCGCGAGCCTGCTGTTCAGTAATACCTCGTCGAGCCAGGTCCTCAGCGAACTGACCAGTCAACTGAATACCACCCTGCTCTAAGCCACGGGCTGCGATATTGGCGGCCTGTGCCTGGCGGGTGAGTAGTGGGGCTGTGCGTTGCGGGTCAAGGAAGTATGCAGCTAACTGCCCTTCGGACACCCCGTACAGGTTTTTCATCTGCTCTTTAACCGCTGGGTCAGCGTCAGCGACAGCACGATAACCCTGCTGAACACGCTCGTTTAGTTCTGATGGGGAAACGTCACCCTCGATAAAGGCTTTGAAGTCATCTGTCTGGTCATAGAAGTTTGCTGGCAAACCGTTGGATTGCAAGGTTTGACGGAACTGGTTTTCTAAACCGATATATGAAGCTGGATCAAGTTCAGACAAGCCCTTCTTTAGACGTGCAGCGTTACCGGCAAACCGTTTCTGATATGCGGGCTGTTCACGGATAGCAAAGATCACGGCATCAGGATTGTTGATGTTGACGGTTTCTTTAGCGATGATTTCGGTATAAACAAAGTCAGCCAAATCACCTAAACCGTAGGTCGCAAGAACCGCAGCCATCGTCGAACGGGCATCCTGCCTACGTTGCGTTGTTTGCAAAGCAATTTGTTGTTGAGCAAACTCACGGTCCTGTTCCATTTGAAATGCAATAGGGTCAACTTCGGTTTCCGTCGGCTCGGTAGGAGTAACTACAGAACCACCACCAACAGGGCTTGCACCTGGGGTTTGTGGCAGGTTTGCGATGCGCTCCTGAATACCAAAAATGTCACTCATCAGCCAACCTTTCCAAATGCTCTAGCCAAAGTCAAACCAATATCCGTAGCCTGCTGATTAGCCGTTTTCGTATACTGCCAACCAAAAGTCGGATCAGACTTAACCGTAGAAATCCAATCAGACAAAGACAACTGACCCGATTCTTTCGTACCAAACGCCTTCAAATATGGACCAGAGAACATATCAATCTCATCCTCAGAACGCTCCAACAACTGTGCCGCATAACGACGATAGTTTCCACCAATATCTTCCAACGTCAAACCAGCATCAATCTGATCTGCGATCTGTGGCATCGCACCCTTCACATACTTCTGCAAACGTTGACGCAAACCTTCCTCGGTCAGCACTTGACCAGTAGATGCTTCAGGTGTGCCGGTAAGGATGGATTGGATTTGGCTGTCAGAAACATTGAAGTTGTATGCCTTGCCAAGTTGCTTGATGCGGTCAGCGTCAACGCCACTTAACGCTCGACCAGTCTGCGCCTGTGGCGAACCAGCCTTAAACACCACGTTGTAAACAGCCTGCTTCTCACCCAAACCAGTAAGACCAGTACGGGCGACGGTGGCTGCAACCTGGTTCAAAGCATCTTCAGTCAAGCCAATGTCGCCATAGGTGTTGGCGATACGGGACTTTGTCTGTGTGATTAAGTTCTGTTTGTCTGCGTCAATGAGTTGGTCAAAGTTTTTGGTTGCAGAAATCGTGGTCTGCCAGTAGTTCGTTCCACGGATTTCCTGCTGGATTCGCTCCAACCCTGCCGATGTGGTGAGGTCATAAACACCTTTAGGGTCGGAAACCTTAATCATCAAATCAATCAGGTCTTTACCGAAATATGTTTCAGCGTTAGCAGCCAACCAGTCATCAGAGTATGACGGGAAGAACTTTTGTAGAGCGTCAACCCAGTTCTGTTGAGTTACGGCAGGGGTCTTGGCTTTGCCTTTTGCTGTGACAGTTGTGCCGGTAGGGGTTGTCGTGACTTTGGGTGTCGTTGTTGCAGGGACATTGGTTTGAGTTCCAGCAGTTGCCGTAGAAGCAGTAGTGGTAGCACTCTTTCCAGTTGCCGACGTTATGACATCTTGAACTGTCCCAGGCTTGGCAGGGCTAGGTGAAGGCGCAGGAGGGACAGCGATTACTTTCGCATTGGCATATTTGGTCGCTAACGATTGTTCTTTCTTAGTAGTTTTGTTAGAAGGACCTGCGATTGGGGTGTACGCCCTTGCTGCGTTCCTCGCAAAAGTCGTGGCAGTTTGAATCTGTTGATCCAACTGTTTTGTTTGGCTAATAAAAGATTCATACTGAGGGGAAAACTGTGGTATCTCTACCCTTTGGCGACTTCCCTTAATGTACTGAAAAGCATAACCACGACTGATGTTCTTGTTGATTTCGTTTCGTTGCTCTGTCAGGTCAGAAATGACCTTATCCAAAGCAATCAAATCTAATTTAGAGTAATCAGTTTCAGCCATTACGCAGTCCTTAACATATCGTTAAACAAATCGGCAACCTGAGCAAACCTGTAAGCCTGCTGCTCACCAGTCGCAGCACCAGAAACCACATCCTCGCTAATCATCGACAAACCACCAGACTCACCAGCCGCAGATTTCTGTTGAACCTGAGCAATCAACGATTCAACCTCAACGTCCGTAAACTTACGACCCAAAGCCTCAACAGCTCGCTCATCCAAAGACTTACGAATCTCCTTCTTAGATGGCCCACGCGAACCCGAACCCGAAGCAGGGAACTCCTGACGAACAAAGTTCAACGAAGTTTTCCAGTTATACCCGTACTCGTTACTGGTATTCAACAACTCTTTCATCGCATCCACATCAGCAGGATCAAAACCTGTTGTCGAAGGTTTGCTCTTACCACGATAAAACCTGCGTTGATACAACTCTGTTTGCAAAGCAATACGATCTGCGGTAGCCAGTTTCGCTAACTCTGCATACGCTTCTTTAGGGGCATCATACGGTTTGCGTTCAATCTGACCACGCTCGTTTACAAGGTTGTTCCCGTAATACAGCAACTTGGACATCGCACCCGACTGGACAGGCGACCCACCACCAGTCCTTGTACGTGTCCCCATGCCACCCTCTTGAACATATTGGAACGCACCAGGTTCAGCCTGCTGATATGCCTGAAACTGATCCGATGGGGGTGCGGAAATCTCTCTAGGGCCGACAGCACTACCCGCAACACCAGGCATAGCACCAGCATTGATCTGGTCCTGTATCGGGTCGTTACTCATTTGTCTACCTCAGATGATAGTTCGCGATCCCAAATTCTTGCGAAATCAGGGTTCTGTTGGATTAGTGCTTGACCAATACTAACAAGGTAGTCACGGAGAGGTTCCGCTTTCTTCGCAGTATCAAAACCGCCCTCTGCACCACCAGCCGAAACATACTGTTGAACTGCCTTGTCTCGATAATCCAAATAGGTTGCAATAGATTTAGCAACCCCGTTGTTTTCCAACTGTGGCAACTGAATCATGGTTCGCAGTTCAGACATCTTTGACTCAAACTCGCCAACAGTAAACACAGGTGTTACAGGGAAACCTGCATAACGCTTGTTAATTTCCTTGCGAATGTTCCCTAGCCACGCACGTTGCTCTGCTGTCGGGTATGCCCCAACCTGTGTCCGGTATGAACGGTAGATCGCTGAACCCATACGGTATTGAGCCTGCTTGATAATGTCCACATCGGATAGTCGTTCACGGCGACCCTTGCGAAGTTGGCGATCCCAAACCTCAAACGAGAAATCGTCACCACCTGGAGCCAAGAACCCTGCAACGCTAGGGAACTGTTCCAACAGATTTTCGTTATCACGTTCCCAATCACCGAACTGTTCAGACGCTTCCAAACCACCAGCCACAGACTTACTCTTAGACGACAAATACAGCACAGCGTCATCACCGAACAGTTTGATGAACTCAGATACAGCCGTGTCATAGTTGTTGTTCTGCAAACGGTAGAACTCTTGAACCATCGCAGACGCATACACGTCACCAGATTTTGTTTTCACCACATATTCAAGAGATGGGGCGGTAGGTCCGACGAACTGTGCAAAGCCACGCAACGCTGTCAACACCTTTGCTTTGGATTTAGCGTCAGCCATCAGGTTTGCTTTGGACTGCTCATCATCTAGGTCATAGTCACCCGAAGCCGACAATGCCCGCAAAGTGTCCACATAGGTGTTGGCGTAAATGGACTCCAACTTTGATGGGTCGTCACGCAAAGCAGACTTAATCTTGCCTGCCCATGAAGGCATCGCGTTGAATGAGCCTCGACCATACGGCAACAAAATGCCAACAACATCGTCAAACTTCGGTGAGTCAGGGATCAGCTCTGACGCTGCGATCTGCCCTACTGGACCAAGTGACGGGATTACCTGCAAACCTAGCGACAGACGCTTCACACCGCCCTGTAGCGGGGCTTCAACACCTGTCAGCAGTTTGGTCAGTTCCCCTGAGAATGGGAAGTTAAACACGTTCTCACCAGTTGTCGGGTCTTTATAGAAGAACCCTTGCCCGTCATTGTCGGGGTCAAAGTTTTCTGCACCTGAATAAATAAGTTGTGCTTTACGGATACGGGTCGGGTCCTCAGCAAGCAGACGCAGGTATGTTCCTGTGACTTCACGGTATGCAACACCGAACGGGATCAAGATACGCATAATATCTTCAAGGTTGTTACGGCTTGAAGCGTTATAGAGGGCTTCTTTAGTGCTGTTCAAAGCCACCAGTTGCGCGAAGTCATCCAGTTCCTTAATCGTGCCTTCACCTGATGCGGTTTCAGCAAGTTTATTGATACGGGCAAGAGTCTTTTTACCACCCACATAGTTCTCTGGAGACATCCCGTTGCGCGTGGCAGAGTCCTCAATGTACTTCAACAGTTTTACTGCCTCATCTTTGGACAGCAAATCAACGTTCTTTGAAACCTGCTCATAGTAGAACTGTCTGAACACAGGCGACTTTTCAAAAGTCTGTGATGCTTTGCCGTATACACCAACAAAGAACCAGTCTGTGAAACGATCCAACGCTTTAGCCGCTGCACCCGAATCAGGAACACCGATACCACGTTGAGCAATCTTTACTGTTTTAGGCAACTGACGCAAAGAACCATCAGCCTCTAAAGCAGCATTACGGGACTTCACAAACTCTGCGAACTCTGCTCGACCCTCAGGGGTGTCAATGATGTCGTTGTTGGATACACGGCGGATTGTAAGACTAAGTTGGTCTGGCTCATCAAACTCAGGGATAACCGAAGATTTTGTTCCGGTAATATTTTTTGCGTCAGTAACAAGATAGAAAATATCGTTTCCATCAGCGTCTACACCTGCGCGGAACACAGTTCCACGACCAAGTTCTCTAGGTCCATCAACAATGTCGGTTAAAGCAATACTGTTTGAGTCAATGGACTGTGTTGGCCCGAACGGAACACGGCGATGACCGATAGCAAGTTTGAGGTCAGGGTCGCCACCAGTTTTTAGTTCAACACGGCTACCAGCCAGTTTTTCAATCCAAGCTTTCAGCACATTGTCGTCAACTTCTTTTACTTTCACAATCCGAGCAAAACCATTTTCATCAACATATTGCATACCCGTTTTCAGATACGCTTCAAACTGACGTAATGCGTCTAAACCCTTTGGGGTATTACGCAGATAGTCAATGATTTCATTGATTGGGATACCTTTAGCCCAAGCGTTCGTTACTCCTTCTTGGGATAGTTGTCTGAATTCTTCACCCAATCCAGTAAACCAACGGTCACGATTTGCTTGTTTTGTAACCAACTCGTATGCGCCGTTCTTGATTGCATGGGCATGGACTGCTAACGGGTCCTCTAGGTTGCGCTTCAAACCGTCTGTCATCACCTCAACGAATCGGTCGGTGTTGTCACCCGCGGAAAGGTCATCAACCGCAGACTTAATAATTTCGTCAAAGTTTCTGCCAGTAATAGTCTCAGGGGCTTTACGAGCCATAACCCACTGCATATAACGGATCGGGTGGTTGAAGAAACCTTCTTTACCGATAGTGGCAATACGAACCTGTGCGTCAACCATGTTACGCATGATGTAACCACCAGTAGCCAGCGTCAGAGGTTTCCAAATCTTGTTCTGCAAATACTCTGAATAAGCAATAGCAGCGCGTTGTTCTCCGCTCTTGCGGGTCAAAGCACGTTTCATCATCCTGTTGCCCGAAATACGGCGAATTTCACGTACATCAGGCAGGATTTTTGTTCTGTCCATTAGTTCAAGAACTGACCCAGGTGAATTAAGTCTAAGTTTGCTTATTTGTTCAGGGCTGAGGTCTTCAAGACCAGTCATATCAACTTGACCTGTTGGGAGCATCGCTTGTAAAAATCCACCATCTTCAGGTCGTCCAGCAGCGTCAACAAAATATGCGCGGGTGTCGTCACCAGCTTGCTTTACTTTTGCAAACAAATTGGTTATTTGTTCTTCGGAAGCACCTTCTCGCCTCAACAGAACCTTTACAGTCTCATCAAAAACTTCATCAACTTGTTTAATGCTTGCGGCTGCACCACTAGCGTAAGCATCCATGATCTTGTTCAGCAGGGTTCGACCTTCAGTGGTTTGGCTGAACGCAACGCCAACTTTTCCTGTGCCAATAGTGTCCAACAATCGACCATAGTTCAACACCGCCTTAGCGTTATCTGCGTCTGTTCCAGCGACAACGACCTGTTCTGGCATCGTGGTAAATAACCTGTTATGCCTAAACGAGTTGTAAAGAGGTGAGCGTTGCTTAATGTATGCACCGCGTCTTGCACCAGGCAAAGCACGAATGTCTGTTGGCAACAAGTTCGGATTAGCGTCGTCTAAACGGTTTGTTACATCAGCGATAATGCTTAATACTTCGTTTTCACTTTTAGCGGCAGCCAATTTTTGTGCGGTAGGTATATCTATTTTCCCGTTAAACGTGTCACGGAAAATACTGAACGCATCGTTGTTCGCTGGATCACCAAGATTGGATACAAGTCGTCGAGCGCGAGCATCAGTCTGCCAAAACTTTAGGAACTTGGAGCTGTCTACAACCAAAGATTCGGCATCAGTCAAACCAGCATCAGCGCGGGCAGTTGCTTTAAGAAGTTTCTGTACCGCAGACAATTCCTCTGCCGAACGAACGCCCTGAATCGCCGCCTGAGCAGACTTCAGTTCCGCTAAAGAACTAAAACCTTTAGACCCTGCATAAACTTTACCGCCCAAAAATGTTGGGTCAGAACCAACAGCCACAACAGCATCTAGCAAACCTGATGCAATGTTATATCCCTTTGAACCTGGAGTAAACACCAAACTTGCTGCACCACGCCCGATCGTCCATGCTGAACCGTTGATAGTTCCACGAACTCGACGCGCACGTTCAGCCTGCTTCTCGGCTGCTTTTCCACCGAGAAAGTAACCTTCACCGGCTTGCTCAGAATCAGACAGCATTGTTCCCAAAGAAGTTGACTGGAACCAGCCATCAAAACCAGCAGGGTCATTCGGGTTAAACACTTGTGATGCCACGTTCTGTGACAAATCCTTAACGGTGTCTAATGCTGCGAAAGACCAACGTGTAGTTTCTTTAACCTTGTCAAAAATGTTTCGCTCAAAGAAACCCTTATCGTCAGATTTGTTCGGGTTTAGTAACGCAGGCACACGTTTCGCTTGTGCTTGTGAAGCCAACTCAACAGCCTGTGGCGAAGCATTACCTTTAGCCAAAGCCAACACCTGTCCTGGGGTCATCCAAGGTGACTGACTATAAATCTGTCCTACACGCGCAGAAATCTCAGGTGTAGCACCAGCCTTGTATCGGGTATTGGCTGCTTCGTTAGCCTGATATTGGTCAAAAAACTTTTGCTCACTTAGAGCATCAAACCAGCCTTGTGTCATTACAAACCATCACGGCTGTAAGAATCAATCAAATCTGCAAGATCATCATTCGGATACGCCTGATAGATCGCTTTCAGTTCCTCTAACGCACTATCACCCGTAGGTTGTGGGATACCTGCACCGACTGGACCTGGACCTGCACCAAATGGTGCGCCAGCAGTAATAGGTTCCATTGGTCGTTCCGTTGGTCGAGTCAACGAACCCAAAGTGCCAGGCACAGGGCGTTGTACTTGTGGTGCTTCCGTTGGTGGTGTTCCCATAGGTACAGCGCGTTGAGCGTTGCGTTGCTCTGTTGCTTTACCGTAGGTTTGACCCGTTGCAGCTTGGATCGCTACACGGTTTGTTCCTGCTTGAATGTCGCTCACTTACCCTCCTAGTTGTGCGAGTAGTTGATCCATTGGTGGTGGACCTGCTTGTGGTGGTGGACCACCCATCATTTCTCCACCCATACCTGGCATCGCCAGTCCTGGCATTGTTTCAGGTGCGCCTTGTGGGGCTGTCGCTGCTTGACGATCCTTGGCGCGTTGATCGGTGCGACGCACAGCATCAAACAACGGTACGTCTTGCTCGACAACCAGCTTTGTTAGATATGCCAAATCTTCTGGCTGATACGGACCATTAGGGTCCGAAGCCTGTTGTTGAATACTCGTAAGTAAAGCACTTTCAACTCCTTCAGCGATAATGCGGTCATGTTCTAAATCAGGGTCGCTAATCAGTGGGTCGGCTTCGCGAGCGGATTCTTTGGACATAAGTCCTGTTCCGAGTCGTTGACCGAGGCCAACTATTAGCGAGTTCACATCGGAACCTGCCGCCGAGTATGCAACATAGTGGAAGTCTGTTTGCCAAAGTTTGTTTGGCGTGTAGGTTTCTTCTCCGACAGATGATTTGCGTCCAAAGAAGAAAGACTTTTGTTGGTTGCCCCAATACGCTTTCTCGATAGCGATAGCAATTTTATCTTCTTCAAGGATGGATTGTTCAAACGTTGCTTGTGCTTCTTGCACACGGAAGTCAACGGTTGCCGACAACACGGATTCTCCACGGCGACCAGTACGAATGTTGGATGCTGACTCTCCACCGAACTCGGCAGGGATCGCACCCTCTAAACGTTCCTGTCGTTCCAAACGATCAAGAGCAGTATCAGTTTTGTAACCTGGGTTAAGTTGCAACTGTTGAATGTCGCCACCCTTAACAACACCAAGTTGTCCGGCTTTACCATCAGCGATCTGCAAAATTTCAGGGTTTTCGCCTGGTCGAGCGATCAGATATTCTTCAGGGAAGATGCCGCGCTCAATAGCGATCTCGGTTAAGGCTTGTAGTCGTGCGCGGGTGTAATACATTCCCATCACACCATCAAACTGTCCACGTGGCTTGTCGAGGGTAATACGGTTAGCAACGATTGCTAATGGCATACCTGTACGGTTCGGGATGTATTCAAGCATCATCGCTTCAATGCCTGCACGTTCACCTGGGGTTAGGTTCGGTGAGTCCTCTGCGCCAAGCACGATGAGTTGGATGCACTCTGGGGAAACATATTCGAGCATCGTGTATTTGGTGTCGGCAGCAATTTTGCCTAAACGCAGTTTGCCCAACACAAGTTCGCCATAGTTCTGTAGTAGGTAACTTGCGCTAGCACGATACGTGAAAATGCAGTCCTGTGGTAGCGGATCATCAGGATCATCTACAGGTGCAGCAAAAGTGTCTAGCGGGTTGCGTACAGACCACACAGGCATCAAAGTTTTGAAGTCAGGTTTGATGACAACAGCGGATTGTGAGTATCCAAGTAGGTGTCGTGCGCGACGACGCATCTTCATCTGCATACGGTTGTGGTCCCAAATGGACAACATCGCACGTTTCCGCATACGGGCAGACGACTTAGAGCGTTCCGAGCCTTCTTTGATTGGCGGGAAATATGGTGACGGCATTGTTGATGTCACACGCATAGACATCTGATCCAAGCCCTGTACCAACAGGTTTGCTACCGAAGATTTAGCGTTCTTGTCCAGTTCATTCAATGGAACAATTACGTCGCCGTTGGCAAGATCGCGTACACGACGCATCTGCTCTTGAACAGGACCCTGATTTCTACGGCGTTGTTCGTAGAGTTTTACGATTTCTTCAGTGGAAAGCACTGAACCTACTTCTTACCTTTTGCAACCTTCTTAGCGTTGCTTGCTTTTGACGCAGCAGTCTTACCCATGCTTGCTGCTTTGCGTTTTGCTTGATCTGTTTTGCGTTGATCGGTGCGACTTTTCTGAAACATTGGACTTCCATAATCAAATCCTTTTAGTTGACCTGGGTTTGGTCCACCCAAATCACCAGACTGTGATTTACGGCGTTGTACTGATTTGTCAACCATGCTTGAAATCTTGTCGTACTCCGCTTGGCTTTTACGCATAGCGGAAGAACCCGACTTGGTAGCCATTTCACGCACACGTGCGCTTTCTTTGACCTTTGGTTTTGGTGCAGAAGGGCTTGGTTGCCTTGCTGAAGATGTTTTCTTTTTTGCTGTAGCCATAAAACCTCTGTTCGCGTAAGTCCTATAAAGGTATCACACCAACCAAGATGGTCGCCATTTCTTTTGTGGCCGACTAATCGGTGACAAGTTCGGTAAATGCAACATCGCCATCCAACACGCCATCACAAGGTCAGTACCGTTCTTCTTATCCCTAGTCCACGACGAATGTTCCTCGATGAAGGCAAGTGTTTTCCAGTTTTCCCGCATAGATGGGGTACGGATCGCACCGGAACGAAACAACTGTGGAAGCAACGCTTCCACACCAAGATTTTCGTCAATCTTGTTACGGCTAGTGGTGTGCGCGATCACGTTTACGTTGTGTCGGGACTGCCATTTGCGTACAAAGTCGTGTGCCAACAAGAATCGTTGGGCTGCGTTGACCTCAACTACCCAATGTGAGATGGGGTAGCCCATGTCCATAGCCCTGTTCTGCCAATCTTCCATGATCCCTGAGTATTCACGGCTTGTGGTGTCAAAGCCGAGGAGCTGTTCGGCTGTAAGTTTGACTCGTTCCACGTCAATCAGGAACCGCAGGTTTGTTTCAGGCTGATATATCCACCATTGGATAGCCCAAAACATTGTTGGGGACGGGTCAACGCTGGCAATCGAGATCAGCGGGGGTTGCAAGTTGTGGGGGACGTGACCTGGGCGACGTTCATTGTCCACACAGCCTGGGTATAGCACCCCGTCAGGGCCGATCCCGCCTGTAGCCCACACACGTTCAATCAGATAGTTACCTTCAGCTTGATCTTCCTGCTGATATACCACCGCAAACTTGGATGGGTTGGAATGTTTAACGTATGAAAGGTCTTTCCACGACAAACGATGGGGGTCTAGGAGTGGTCCGTTAGGCCATGCAGGGGACGAGTTCCGTTTAGACGCAAGCCCTGTATCCAAATCCTCATAATAAGCCTTGTAAATCAGGTGATGATATTTTTGTTTCTTTAACGGTTCCGTGTCCTGTGAAATGTCCGTTGTATCTGATCCGTCATAATCATCCTCGAAATCTTCGTAGGTGACTTTGCTGAGACAATGAGCGTAGAGGTCCAACGGTCCAAGTCGTTGTCCGACGACGGCGAGCAAACCACCTGGATCGACTCGTGCTTCAGCCATTGAATCCCATCTCTCAATGAGTTTGTCTCTTGCCGCAGACTCTTTAGCGTTCTCCGGTGACGCAACGTCATCAAACAAACATAGATCGGCACGATGACCAATGAATTCAGACTCAATACCGTAAGCAGAAACAGTTGGTTCCTTGTTATCCAACCCACCCATGTCCTCCTGTTCAACAATGAATTCTTCAGCTCGCCACAACGACCCTGAAGTTGAAGGCTTAAACCTACCGTAATCAATAGCCAAACACGCTTCCGCTTTAATCGCCAAACCTTTGTCAATCAGCACAGGGTCAGGGTCCAACGGGAACTGTCGTTCAAGGGTTTCACGGATACGACGCGAATACATCTTGGCTAGAGACTGTGAAACGGAGCCGATCATCACACGAATCTTGCGGTTCTTCACAATCTGCCACACAGCAATATCGTGAAACAACGTGGACTTACCTGCACCTGGAGGACAGTTCAACACCACAAACTGTTTATCGTTAGACAACAAATAGTCTTCGATCTTGTATGCGGCATCCACCTGCCACGGGCTAGGGATACGACCCAAATATCTGCGCCTGAAATAGTCAAAGTCCACAAGCCCGCGTTGTGCTTCCTCACTCAAACGGTCATACGGGATAACAGGTGGAAGATCAGAAACATCCATCACCTTCGCCCAAGCATCAGCCTGAACACCACCCACCTTCTTACGGGCAGTCCCCTGCTCCAACTTCCCAACCTCTATCTCAGCTTTAGCGATCTTCTTCTTCGCATCCCACTTTTGGGCAGTGTTGTAATGAACACCAGCAATCTTCGCTGCATCCTTAATCGACATACCCGACGCACGGGCCTGCCAGAAACGTGCCACATCCTGTGGTGGAACTTGTCGTCGCCCGCTACGCCCCGCTGTCATTGTTCTGATAATCTACCACCGTTGGTGGGTGTGCCGTAGAGCAACAGCACTTAAATGAACTGGATGGCTCCGGTCCTCCTCACACCCACCAACACTTGATACACTCAGAAACATGGGCAAACAATTAGGAACATCAGGACGCATCATGCGCCGCAAAGAACTAAAACCAGCCCGCCCACTCTCAGACGAAGCACTCCTCCGCAACGCACAAAAACAAGCAGAACGTTGGGCCACCAAAAAACAAAAAGGTGTGCTACACTCAAACTAACTTCATCAAGCCCTGAATGTCGGGAGACACCAGGCAACCATGCGCTAGACCCCACAAAACAGTGACAGCAGGGTGGGAACGCGAAACGTGACCGGAAACGGGGATCGACCCCTATATGTCAAAAGAGCCGCACACGCGATCCTCGCAGGGGTAAACAAATCGTTGCAAGGTGTCGGCTAAAAGAAACTAGCTACGGCGACCTGCTCTCTAAGAGCGAACCGTGGGGGGAGCAACAAACATTCTTTAGTCACTGGTAGAGACATACACACACGTATGTGAATATCCCCAACCACCCCAAAGGTCAAACCCTCCTCCCAAGGTGGAGCAGCATCGACCACCCACCGCGGTCAAAAAAACACGGGTGAGATTTTCCCCGAACTACCTCCAGAGCCACACACCCCACCACCCAGAGTGGTCACAAAACCACATATCGGGAGACAGCATTATATATATCTATACCCCCACGCGCCTCGGCACACCCCCACCCCGCGATTTGACCGAACACCCGTTCGTCCTGGAGTTTGTGGTCAGTTAACTACGGAGAGTGACGACTACTGAGAGTAGTTGACCCACTACCCCCTGTGTTGAGCTTGTTACCGACGGGTAAGTTACCAATGAGTAACAATGCATGAGTGCCGCCTATCTCGTTTCGTGACACTCCAGGCGGGGTGTATCTGTTCTAGTTGTGGCTGATATATTCTCGCCGTGTGGCTTGACATTGTGCTGCTGTGTCTATATATTGAGTGTGTCAATCAGTCCCGCAGCGGTGCGGGCTTACACATAAAGGGGTAAAACATGGACACAATGGACGCATGGCAAAAGGTCTACAAGTACACCGAGAAGGCGAAACTCATCGGGTTTGACGAGTGCCACAAGATATACATAGCCACGGACAAACACGAGGCCGACTACTTCACCGAGAACGGATGGGAAACCTTCAGCGGTACGCCTTCCGAGATGGCCGACAAACTCCACGAATGGTACGAGGCTTCATGCGGTCTCCGTTTTATTTCGGCGGTCAAGTTTGACAAGAAAACCAACAGCACGAAATTTACGACGTTAGTCCCGCAGAGTTAGCGGTTGCCCGTGTTGCCCCGTTCGGGGGTGCAACCGTCATAGGTTGACACGGGCGCGAGTGGTGAGATAGTCTCACCTTCACAGGTGCAGCGGTGTACCTGTTCAAACATGAAAGAGGGTAAAAGTGAGTGCATACCAAGTAAACAAGGACACGATAGACCTAATGGTCTCCGTGTTGATCGATTGGGGCAGTCCTGGCGGCCGTTCCCCGTATGTCTACACATATAGCAATTTACCAATGGATAGCGAGCTTTTGGAGGAAACAGAAGGCCGCGGGGGTTACAACGTCACCCGCTCTACCTACGAAACCGCCGACGCTTTAGGGCGTGAATTGATTGATGCCAATGTCAAGAGCCTCACGGCGCGTTACTCCGACGGGGTGGAAATGTGCGGTTACTACTCCGAGGGCTACACATGGCAGCGGGTCACGATTGACGACGCAAGCGTTACACGCGCTATGGGTGCGGTCAAATGCTACCAATACCAGGCGTGTGAGTTTGAGGGGTGGAAAACCTCCTTTGCGTGTGAATTGTCGGCGCGGGTAATGGATAAATTGGTCGACATGATTTCCGAGGGTTGGGACTACGAACGCCCCGCCCACTCGGTCAAGGTTGTGTCATTGATGGACATAGTTAGACAACAGAAGGGGGGCAAGTGATGAGACACGAAATTAGTTTCGACTACGCCGAGAGTGTCAGGGTCACAATTTACGACACGGGGGAGGGCTTCGGCCTTATTTGCGGCGATTATGTCGCGAACGAGTGGGAGGAAATTTACCCCTCCCTTTCGCTTGCTTTGCTGCGGGCTGCCGTCCTGGTGGGCTGCGGTGAGTGCAATTTCCGCGGGTTCTTCACTTCAAACAGCGAAGAATTTACCAAGGTTGGCGCAGAGTTCCTACGTAGTCAGGTTTCACTTCCTGAAGGTGGCGGCAAATGATAGGCGAGTTTCTAGCGATTGGTGCAGGGGCGTTGCTCTTGTGCTTTCCTCTGTGGGGGGCGTATATTCTCCAGGCTTGGCTTGACCGTCGGCCAACACCCGCGGAACGCGCAGCCCGCACCCGTGAGATAGTCCAACGCCGGAGGGAGCAAATTACCCGCCGCGGTTGGTAGTAGGTAGCCCGTTCCCCGTAGGGGGCGCGTAGTTCACGACTACGGCGGGCGCGATTTAGTCACAGTGGCTAAACAGAAACAACATCGGGAGGTGTTTAATAATGACTCACAGGGTCGAAGTGTACGAAACAGACACGGCGGGGAACATCGAGGTAATCGGGGCGTTCTATTTCTGCTCGGATGAGTGCGCGAAGGGGCATCCTGGTTACAGCGGTTGGAGTGGGGCGTGTGATGCGTTCTCGCCTGTCGAGTGTCCATGTGGTCAGCGTGTGACATGGTATCGATGGAACTTCGAGACACATGACCAAGAGGTAGTTCTACCTACCGCCGCAGACTATTGGGAAACATACTAAAGGGGGAAACATGGCTATTTATCGCGTAGTCCAGGAGTGGACAAACTATCGAATAGTTGAGGTCGAAGCAGACACGGCAGAGCAAGCCGAGGAAGCGGTGAACGACAACGAAGGAACAGAGGTCAACGGTGGGACAGAGGCACATTTGACCACGGCAACATCGGTAATGGACGAAGTCTCAGGATATTGGGAGGATTTAGGATGACATACGATGAATGGGCGGCAATCGGTCACGCGAACGGCTGGCTAGGTGTACGCCGTAACGATAAGGCAACGTCAAAGGCAGGAGCGCAGTCGATGACGGTTCGAGGAGGGTCACAACGCGCCAAGCTTTTGGTCGAATACTTCCGAACTCATGACCTCACCGATGAAGAAGCAGGAACCGCAAGCGGCCTCGCTCTCCTTCCGAAGTGTTGCTATTGGAAGCGGTGCGGGGAACTTCGCCAGGCTGGTTACATCATGCCAACAGGGGAGACACGCATCTCTAGCGCGGGTGTAGAGCAGCAAGTCTGCATGATTACCATTGAGGGCATGAAGGCCGTTGTGGGTCTTGTGTGAGGTGGAAAAGGTTAGTCCGTAATACAGTGAAGCGCGTCAGGGTGGCGGCATTGGAACGTCACCCTCAACCGTCTAATAGTCGGTGGGTTCTGGTGCGCGAGCGTGATGGGCGTGTGTGGGCGGGGTATTATCGCTGGCAAGGGCAGACATTCACGGAAGCACAGAGGTTCTGGTATCTCTTTCCCAATATCGAAAGCGCAAACGCAGCCATTATTGGAAACGGATTTGTTGGGGTGAGTGTCAGGCAGATAGCCTAAACAGAGGTAAGGCAACAACTAAACGCTTGCGGGGTACCTACCCGTGACCGTGTTGCCGCCATTGGAACCGCGTCCCTTTTCTACCCCGAAGGGAGGCGGTTCCTCTTATTTAATCCAACCAAGTTCTTCAGCCCTCCAGACAGTGGGACTGAAATTATCTTCGACGCTTTTCTTTTCTTCGATGCCGTTGTAAAGCCGAACGACGTGCAGGCATGGGTCATCCCCTTGTTCCCACATTTCATCTTCAAGAGCGGTGCTAGGAACACCGTCATGGGTTGAACAGACTGGTGGACTGCAATACCCCATGTCGTAACCGAACTTGATCCATTCGTCGAATGTCATTTCACCCTCACCATTTCTACTTGTTTGTGTTTGTTATTGCACTTCGGTGGTTCTTTAATCTGCACATGGGTTATCATGCGCTGTTGACAACTTGGGCATGACCAGTGTTCGCCCTTCATTAGAACGTCCTACAGTCACAGGACTTGACGTAACGGGTTTTGGTTGAGTCGTTGTCGAAATCGGGATCGGTGTAAACAAAGCCGGTGCTGTCACATTTGTCGCAACCCACCTCAGCATGACGCACACCCATCACACGCATGAACATTGATTTCACTTCGTATTGGGTGGGGTAGTGACCTAATGATTCAGCGATTTTGAGTACTGCTTTGGCATCTTCTTCGGTCGCGTCCAGCATGAGTTCGTCTTTGACCCAAGCGTTCTTTACCGTGTTACGGGCGATGTTCGTTGTTGGGTACATACCGCACAGACGGTCAATCATTAACTCGATTAGTGCTGGTGTCATATACCGCACATCCCTTCGCACTCTTGGTCAAAATGGTCATCGCCAAACAAAGCAAATTGCCCTTTTTCTTTTTGAGTTCTCAGGTCAACTTCATCTAAAGGCACTAAAGATTTGTGTAAGAACGGGACACTTTGCAACTTCCCTCTTGTCTTCACAGCGTCACGATACTGGTGATCAAACTTAACCGCGTCTTCCCAGGCATCAGGCATTGTGTCGCGCAAGAGCCGCCACTCATGGTCTGATTTGAATGGGCATCCAATACAAGCTGATCTTGGCGGAAGTTCATAGCCATGTTCGGCGCACCAGTCCAGGCACATCTGTCGAGTGATCTTCATGTCAATCAACGGGTATTCATTCCTCAGCCAACTAAACGGTGGGTCTTTCATGCGTTGAATTTCGTCGTAACTAATACCGAAAATAGTCGTTCCTAGATGCTCTTTGCTGCGTTGTTTTGGCTTCAAACCGACCAGTTCTCGGTGTTTACGCATGGCAGGATTGATTTTGTATTCCGCTGTGCATTGACGTTGCATCATGCCTTTGGTGTTATCAGGGTTCTTCATGTAGGTGGGCAGCAAGGCCACACGCGATCCATCGATCTTTAGAACGTCCTCCCTGATATCGCCAGCCGACACTTTATGGAAAGGAATATCGTGCTGAATCATTAGCAGTTCTAATTTGGCGAGATGCTCATAAACAGGAATTGGCTCCCAACCCGTGTCCGAGAAGATGACGTGATCAGGTCTCTCAATCTCGCCATGAATCATCATGTAAAGCAGAGTTGTTGACTGGACTCCAGCCCCCAAAGACAATATGCGTAACGGCTTGCTCATGCTGTAAACCAATCTTCCCAGATTTCAGATGGATGGAAGCCGAGTTTGACCGCATACTTGTCGGCAGCCCACGGCGATAACTGTGTGTTGTACCAACGCCAATGGTAAACGGTCGTGCGTTCTGTCCCTAGTTTTTCGGCAACAGATGAGTGCGATTCGCTCGCGCCCAACTTCTCTAGGATTGCCACAGCGGGAAATGTAGTCATGAATTTTCATCCATGAAGCAACCGCAAGTACCCCAATCTTCTTTGTCAAACATGGTTGGTTGATCCTCCAGACGTTCTCTAAACCTGCGTAAAGTCAATGGTGTTGTTTTGCCCTGTTTGGTTTCCTTCAACATGGCAACATCCTTTTTCAAATACTCCCTAGTTGCTTCTTCCTCGTTCTCCCATTCAAGGAAACGTCCCCTGTTCCAGTCAAGCAACATCTTCCATGCCGCTTGCCCACCGCGCACACACGCCCCGCCACAGTTAGCGTGACTGAAGCCAACTGAATACAAACGTGGCGGTTCAATGCCGGAGTCTCGATACTTTTGTATTAGAGCAGACTTCTCAATGTACGGTTCTCGCATCAAGGGTGAATCAATGGTGTAAGGCTCCCACAATGGGGCTGCTCTCTCGTGCCGGTGCGGTTCTGTCCAGTCGAATCCTAAATAAATGATCGAATCATCAGGTTTGCAGTTGTGCTTGATCCACTTGTCTAGTGCCTGGCGTTTCAGTATCTTAGAACATACGGCCATTCTGTCGTTTGGTACACACCGTTGGTCGCGGCCCACCTGCATTGGGGTACGCCCATCACGTATAACAATCCACTCCCAACGTGGTGAAAGTTTTGCCACAACTTCGTGAGCGAAACGCCAGTTATCTTCGTCCTCAACCATCGTGTCTGCTGTTAATAGCACCAGCCTGTCGTCAATGGCGGCCAAGTCCTGGACTCTAAAAGCAACCTCGGCAGACCCAATACCAGTCGAGAACTGCACACAATGCAGCACTAAAGTTCCACACCTTGAGCGATGTGTGTTCGTAACCTGGATATAACTGACTCTGCCTGCTTTAGCGTCACTCGACAAGCCTCTAGTTCT